TTTAGCCAGCATGCGGCTTTGTATTTTGTCCATGAGAAGTCCATTGCGCTGATTTGCACACCACCCCTGCGCAAAGCATTGCGTTGTTTGTCTGTGGCTCTCTCATTGAGCCAGCGTTTAGATTTATTGGCTGCGCTGCTGTCTTCAATTTCACGCATGAAGTCATCTGCTGCTGACATGGCTTGCACCTTACCACCAATGGCGACTGAACGTACCTTGCGCCCGTTCTGAGCCTTGACTAGCCCAATAGATGTATCACCTACTGTGCCGACTACACCAAAGCCATTGAAGCCCATTGCCATGAGGCATGAGCCATTGCCGAATATATCCATCCATAAGAACGGTGATAGTTCCATGAGGTCGTATTCTGTTAGTGTGAAGTCCACTAATTCTTCTGTGTCTTGGCTTTGGAACTCATAGCCACACTCAACGCACATTCTGACGTTAAGAGGGTTGATAAATCCGCACTCTGGACATTGCTTTTCTGGCGCTTCCCCGTTGGGGTCTTTGGGCTTGCCATCTAGGTTGGCTGCTTCATCCAACGCACCATGCGTTAGAATGCTGCTACCGAAGTCTAGCACAATACAGTCTTTCTTGATCTGGTCAGGATAAATCTCTGGATCAAGAATGCGCAGACCGCGCCCAATCATTTGCACCATTGTTGATTTAAATGAGCAGGGTCTGGTTAGAACCACACAAGATACAGGCGGTGCATCAAAGCCTTCGGTCAGCACTGCTACGTTTACCACAACTTGTACGTCACCGAACTCAAGGTCATGCAGAATTTGTTTGCGTTCTGGCTTGGGCGTATCACCGATAACCATTTCTGCGTTTATGTCATGTTCGATAAACATATCCAGCAAGTCTTGTGCGTGGTTGATTGTGGAGCAGAATACAACGGTCTTTCGATCCCCTGCGCGGTCTTGCCATTCATTGACCACACGCTCGTTAATGACGCGCTTATTCATTATTCGCGCAACCTCGTCCATGTCGAAGTCATTACCGCGCCGTGTGACCCCTTCCAAAGCCTCTTTGACGCCAACATCGACAACGTAAGCCTTCGGTGGCACCAGAAAGCCTTCACGTATCAGTGTGGCTAATTCTATTTGGTGTGAGCAATTATTAAATATACTGCGCAGACCTTTACCATCCCCGCGATTAGGCGTGGCTGTAAAGCCAACTATCTCAGCGTGTTCGTTGTCTTCTTTGACCGCTTCGATAATCCGCATATAGGTATCAGCGGCTACATGGTGGCTTTCATCTACAACAACCATATCAAACTTGGGTCTGTGGCGTAGATTGTTTTCGCGTGACAGGGTTTGCACCATTGAGAATATGGTATCACCGTCCCACTTTTTAATCGTGCCATTGACGATACTGGTGGATATGTTTGGGTTTACCTTTAAAAACTTTTCGCGGTTTTGCGCTACAAGTTCGTCGCGGTGCTGCAACACAAGAATGCGCTTGCCTTCTTTGTGCCTTTTACCAATTAGCGCAGACAACATAATAGTTTTGCCTGCGCCTGTGGGAGCAACTACGATTGTATTTTTGTGGGTGTCCAGCGCATTTAATGCGTCTGAGATCGCCACCTCTTGATAGGGGCGTAATATCATTTGATTGTCCTCTTCGCTAAAAGAAAGTTGGGGGGTTCACGGCCCAAGGCCCCCCATCCTTGGTAGCAGGCGCGGAATGGCCTTGCCGCTACTACCTCTGCGCCCAGCTTGGCACGGGACTTCCAGCTTGCGGTGCTGGTGCCTGTGGTTGCTGGTATCCTGCTTGCGCTGCTGGCGTTGATTGCATTGGCGCTGACGCTGTAGCAATGAACCCCTTTTGATCTGGCGTTAACGCAGCCATCAATTGATTTTGATCGCTATAGCCGTTGGTGCCTTTCTTAATGCCAATCTTGGCACAAATCTCCATAGCGTTCAAGTCAAACACGCCAGAGATATTTCTGCGCTGTTGGGCTTCGTCCGACATATCGCTGGCCTTTAGATTGTTTGCACTTTCCACAATCTGACGCAGTGTTCGCAGACCAATTTCTTTAGCCAACGGCATACCGCTCTTGCCCATTTTGTTGCCATCAACAAAGATTTTAGACCAGAACTTACGTCTGTCGAACTCACCGCCGATGCAGGTAAATTCTAGTTCCATCCACTTTGCGGCAGAACTTTGTGATTGCTTGAACCACTGGCCTTGACCAAACTCAGGCAGTTCAATATCGCCGCTTTTCACAACGATAATTGCACGACTGATTGCGCCGTTTGGAATGAGCGAAAACTCACGGTTGCCGCCATCATCTGCTGGTGTTTCATTAAGATTAAACATTTTTATTTCCTTCGCTTTGCTGCGTTTCTGGTTTTACAAAATTCAACGGTTTCCCATTTGCTGAAAGTTGTGAACTCATTTTGTCGATAAGTTTACCCAAGTGTGGTTCCTCAAGTGTAGCCAATCGACCAGACCTATCCTTGGCAGGATAGCCCCATTCATTCAATGGCTGACAGATAAATGCGCGATACGGCCCATTTTCACCTGTTAAGATTGCCATTGTAATTACTTCATCAACAATTCCGGGCAATTCTCGCCCTGTCTTGCTACCTTCGATCTGCAAGTTGTATTGCTTGCGGCTGTAGTCATCTGTGGTTTCATCCAAGATGCCAACAAAGATCACATTCTTTTCGCGTATGTGCTGCAAGTGAGTTAGCCACTGCATCATTTCACGACCATGCAAGCCGTATGCTGCACGGGTATCCAGTTTACCTGTGCGGTCAGACCGCGACTCTGGTTGTTGCTGGCACCATGAAAAGCACAAGCGTCCTGCTACTGTGATTGAGTCCACGAACAGCGTGTCATACTTTGCTACTAGCGCAGTTGGATCACCCTCTTCTGCACACAGAAAATCATAGTGTGCTTGGCTGTATGGCTGATCTTCTGCCAGTGATGGGTTTGGCCCACCAAGATAGCATGCAAGATCACGACACTCAGGCCATGACTGCGGACGCATTACATCAATGGGATGCCCTTCGATAGCTGAGTCACCAGCTTCTAGGTCAACGAACAATGTGCGTTCGCCCAGAGTTCTAGCGAGTGTGGTTTTACCCACACCGCTTTGACCACAGATCACAATCTTGTGACCTTTCTTTTCAGATAGCCGTTGATCGGCTGTGATGATTTGGAAACCCATTACTTGTCCTCGACTTCTACTGTAAAGCGTCCGACTTCCGTAGTACGGGCGGCTTCTAGTGTTGCTTTTATTGCGGGTGGAGCGGTTGTATATTTGCGCTCTTCCACAGCGTAGGTCAGCTTTGCGTAGTGCTGTGCATTCTCAGGCGTCATGCTGTTGAATGTGTCACGCAGTACGTCTTGATCCCAAGTGACCTTTTTACCAACGTTGACTTTCATAGCCACATTGCCCTCGACAATATGTGCAGTACCAAAGTCTTTACCGTCTGCCCGTAGCGCATCACGCGCCAATGGCAGAAATAAATCTGATAGTTGATCTTCTACGTTTTTGAGTTCGGCACGAAGCTCAGTGATTACTGACTTGAGTTCGTCGCGCCGCTCAAACAGTTCTATACTGTTCATGCGTATATTCCTTCTTTGCTACAAGTTCCCAATACCTAGCAAGTGCTGGCATACGTGTCAACTATTTTTTTTGGTTAAATATATTTCAATGCCTAAACAAGCCTTCATCAGCTTCTTTTTTAGTTTAAATTCAGGGGTTTCCACGCCTTTTGCGTCTTCAACAATTTGTTCCCACACGCCATCTTTGTTCTCGCGTTCGTATCTAAAGTCGGCAACATAGGCGCATATCTTCTGGTCATTAACGATCAGATTGAACCTGACTTGCAGTTCCAAGTTTCTGACGGTGCCAGCCCGTTCTAATGCGTGTAGATATAAATAGCGTTCTGATTCCCACTTTGAATCGAACTTGATGTTGTGAACCACAACTTTCTTATTACCGTACTTGGGCCTTGACCCAAATCTTCTGGGATTATATGGTCTTTGTGACGCCATGTTTGGGAAAGGAACCTTTATGCCAAATCCAAAAGAATACAAGTCTGTTGGCCTTACAACAGAGGCATACGATAAATTGAAATATGTTGCAGCGCAAGAGGACAGACCATTGGGGCGTCAGCTTTCAAGGCTAATCGACGTTGCTTACATGCAGATACAGAACGCCAAGCGTGGTTATAGACCTGCCAGCACAGGCGGCATTGGTTCTGCATCTACTGTCATGGAACTTGAAGACTAAAGCAGCCCTGCGCTTCCCAAACCGCCAAGTAAAGTAGCCGCCGCCGCAGGGTTTTGGGCGGCTCTTTCTCGTAGACTAGGCTGCTGTCCCGGTATCATTTGTTGTTCAGGCAAACCTCCCGGCTGCACATCTGGAACACTTGTTCGGGTTTGCTTTGGTTGAGCCGGGGTATTCATTTGTTGTATTTGATTGCCCAGCAACGCAGTGGCTTGATCTTTGGCTTCTCCTACAGCCTCATCAATAGACTGCGGAATACCTTGTACCATCACACCGCGAAACGCATCTGCCATAAGCTCACCAGCTATTTGTCTTCTGGTTTTCAAGTCTGCCCCAGCACCTTGTTTTTTGTATTTCTTTAGAAAAGAACTGTAAAATGGACCTGATGAAAACACCCGACCCACAACACTTAAACGCGCTATAGTTCCAAGATTTTCCAATGGACTAGCAGCAATATTTGCAGCCACAAGATCACCACCACTAGCTGATTCTCCTAGTAACTTCATGATCTTTCCAAACTGTTTCATATCTGCGGCGGTGTCTGGGCCATATATTTCTATTAGCTTGGCTTCGTTTTTAGCCAACCTATCACCAAATTTTGCAAATTGATTTTTGTCTGTTAAAAAGGTTTTGTCAAAGTCACCGATCAAATCATCCATGTACTTTGTTTGTATTCTGGCTATTTGTGCTGCGCCATCAGGTCTAGTGCGGAGAACGTCAAACAAACCTTTAACATCTTCTGCTCTCATAGCACTGTCTGATATAAAGTTCGCAGCTTCGGTATCAGTTAGATTACCGTCTGCTAACTTTTTGTTAATTGTGTTTCTTTGAAACGTAGCCAATTCGCTTGATTTTTTTCTTAAATCCTTTAGCAAACCTATAGCTGGCAGATCAGCACCCGCGTCTGTAAAGTTTTTAATTACACTTTCGTCTATATTTTTCAAAGACAACACGTTTAATTGTTCGGCTAATCTTCTGACTTCATCAGCATTAGCGCCAAACAATTCGTCCGCAGTAGAACCCAAGGCATCTACTTTTTCTTTAAACCTGCTGGCTGAAAACTTGCCTGAAGTGGTGTTCATAGACTTGTTCAGGTTTGTGCGCAGCCATTGCGCAGCTATTTTTTCCCTGATTGGTGCAAACGTACCTTCCACGATATTAGCATCTATAGCTTCACCAGCTTCTTTTAACAGCTTTGCGTTATCGTTACGAACCAGACTATTCATTAATCCTGTTGGATTAATTACGTCATCATTGCGAACTGCGTTAATTAAGTCTTTTTTACTAACGGCATCATTTATTTTTTCAAATAACTTATTGCCATCTTTGTAAAAACGACGTGCATCTTTCAAATCACTTGACGCTTGTTTTAATAAATCTTTTTGTGCGCGAGTATAACCCGGCATAAATCTGCCATCTGGACCTCTTTGCAGTGCATTAACAGCACGGTTAACACTTGCTCCATCTAATAAATTATCTAGTTGGTACATATAATTTTTTTCTACAGTACCTACGGTGTCAGAACCGATATTACTCATATGAACATCACGTAAATTTTTTCTAGCTTTATATATTTGCGAAAAAGAAGCGTTGTCACCTAAAGCTGCTATTTTTAAAAGCACTTCTTTTGCTGCACCTTGCGATGTACCGGGACTTACAGCTACAAATTCTTCGGCATTTAAACGTGCATCATCTGC